CGTGACTTAACATTCTAGGAGGACTTGGGCGACAACACACGAAGATTGCTATGAATTGCTATGAGTGTTGTCGCTGTTTTTTATTATGGAAAATGTATGAAACCTAAAATGAAATCCTACTATATGAGAATCGCGGAAGAAACTGCGGGTCTCTCATATGCCAAAAAACTACAAGTGGGTGCGATCATCGTCAAGGATAATCGCATCATCTCTATTGGTTTCAATGGTATGCCGTCAGGTTGGAGTAATGAGTGTGAAACAATCAACAAATTCCTAATCCAAGATTGGATGCATCCAGACGACTATGCACATTACAACGTCTACAAGACCAAACCCGAAGTGTTACATGCAGAAGCAAATGCCATCACAAAACTTGCGCGATGTGCCGAATCAGGTGAGGGTGCATCGATATTTGTGACTCACACCCCTTGTATCGAGTGTGCGAAACTAATTTATCAAGCCGGTATAGATACGGTTTACTATGGACAAGACTACGAAGCGAATAAAGGTTGTGGTTTTGATTTTTTGAAAACGTGCGGTATACATGTAGAAAAGGTGAATCCAAATGAATATTGATTTTGTTAAAATTCTTAAGTATGTTGTGTTAGTCCCCATTGCACTTTTGTGGGACATCCTGTATACTGGTATCACGTACCTGTATAAGGGTGCTCAGTGGGTTGACACAGAAGGTGGTCGACGCCTTGATAAGTTAATTAACGGAGAAAATAATGAGTGAAGTTAAATTGGTTGCATTGTCGAAACCCAGTGTAACCACTGAGTGTCATACCGCAGAAGACTTTATCGCATATGCGGCACGTGTCAGTAATCCTGCAAATCAAAATAACACCGAGACCGCACAACGTCTGATCAAGTATCTAATTCGTGAGAAACATTGGTCACCATTCGAGATGGTATCGGTCACGATGGAGATTCGAACAACACGTGATATATCGCGTCAGATCCTGCGCCATAGGTCGTTCTCGTTTCAGGAGTTCAGTCAAAGGTATGCGGTAAGCGAAGCATTTACTTTGCGTCAGGCACGCTTACAGGATCCCAAGAACCGTCAGAACTCAATACCCATTGAGAAACAAGAACCTTCGAAGGACTCAATATCAACTCCCGAATCCCGTCTGCTTGAAAAGTGGAATATGATGCAAAAACAAGTGATCGAGACTGCACGTGTTGCATATGACTGGGCGCTTGATAATGGTATTGCAAAGGAACAGGCACGTGCAGTGTTACCCGAAGGCAATACAGAGACGACATTGTACATGGCTGGTACACTTCGTTCGTGGATTCACTACTGTGATCTGCGCATGGCAAATGGGACACAAAAAGAGCACATGGTGGTTGCACAACAGTGCTGGGATGTGTTACAATATCACTTTCCTAATGTATGTAGTGCAGTAACTGAATTGAATGGAGAAAAATGAACATATTCTATCTCGACGAAAACCCTGAAGTGTGTGCACAACAACACGTTGACAAACACGTTGTCAAAATGATTGTTGAGTATGCACAGTTGATGTCTACCGCACATCGTGTGCTCGATGGTCACGAATGGGAAGGTCGTACAACAGCGGGTCGTCGAATCAAACGATTCATGCACCCTGACTCATTGATGAATACTGAACTCTACAAAGCGTGTCACATCAATCATCCATCCGCCAAGTGGGTGCGCGAGTCTGCGGCAAACTACTCATGGTTGTATGAATTGTGGTCTTACCTTTGCGAAGAGTATACATATCGTTATGGACGAGAACACTTGACGAAAACCAAACTGGAATACTTTTTGATGTTGCCTCCAGCAAATGCAAGTGATAAACCATTTACACAACCCACCCCTGCAATGGCGCAGTATCCACAATGCATTGTTGAGGGTGATTCATTAACCTCGTATCGACAGTTCTATTGGGCAGACAAGAAATCCTTTGCAACGTGGACGCGTCGAGATAAACCTGAATGGTGGCAAAACTATGAACGGAAAGGGAAGCAAGCCGAGACCTTTTTCGGTTGATCAAGATACCTTCGGATCAAACTGGGATAAGGTATTTAAAAAAGAAGAACCGCCCAAAATTCCTGATGGGTTTTGGTCGCATGTGTGTAAACATAATGGAGAACACGCGATCGCCGTAGGTGAACCGTGTAATTGGTGTGGCATGAAAGAAGATGGAACGGTAGACTGATGCAGAAGATTGTTATTGCAGGATATGGGCCAGTAGGTCAAGCGGTAGAAGCTGCGTTGTTTAAACACGCGGGTGTGGATCTGTATATCGATGATCCGTACAAGGGTTACAATTACGATCCCAACTTCGGTGATCCTGTTGACGGTGTGATTGTCTGTGTGGCAACACCGATGAACGATGCAGGTTTTTGTGAACGTAAAAACGTAGAGGCAGTATTCGAGAAGTATGGTTACGTCAAGTATCTGATCAAGAGTGCGGTCACGCCTGACATTCTCGAAACCAATGATCATTTCGATATTACGGTGAGTCCCGAGTTCCTTGCAAGTTCAAATTCTAATCGTTCACCAACCGATGAGTTTCTGAACCAAACATTCGCCATCTATGGTGGGGGTTCAATGCGTTACTGGCACGAGTTATTCAAACCCGTACTGCCGAATCTCAAAGAGGTAAAGTTTTGTTCACGCGATCAGGCCGCGTTTGCCAAGTACGTTGAGAACAACTTCCTTGCGATGAAGGTAACGTTCTGGAATCAGATGTACGAAATCTACAATGCAATGGGTTATGAAGATTTTGATGTGATGGTTGATGCAATTGGTGTTGATCCTCGTATCGGTACCAGTCACTCACAGGTTCCTGGCCCTGACGGTAAACAAGGGTTTGGTGGTCACTGTCTACCCAAGGACGTGAACGCTCTGATGAACATGGGTAAATACAACGGTGCGGATGTAGACTTTCTCGAATCCATGTTGAGAGCAAACGACAAATACAGAGGTGAGAACAATGGAAATTAAAACATCATACACATTACCACTCGAACAAGATGGTGATGATCTAGTCTTGAGTTTCCCTATGGAAGTAATGGAACAAATGAACTGGCATGTGGGTGATGTCCTGAAGTGGGAAGATAATGGTGATGGTTCTTGGACATTGAAACTTGACGAGACCGAGTAGTCATGTCAAAGGTAAGAAAACCAACGCCCCGTAAAATCAAGACGCTTGTTCCAGAACCCAAGTGGGATAAACTATCGAAGGCAAAAACTGAACAAGAACGATACAACGCTTTTCTTGCGTGTGAAGATTTTGTACACTATGAAGTGACTGATAAAGAATATCTTCATTCGATGAAGAAGTGGGTTCGGGATCATAGTGGATGGGAAGTTGATATTTCTACTCTACCTGATGTTTACCTTCTATCCTTTGCAAAACAAGGATGGAAGTTTTTCCGTCTGGGATTCATGCCTGAACAGGTAGAAAAATCGTTGAGGGAGAATCTTCTACCTCTATACCAACGATCCGAAGTACTCCGTGACAAGATGTATTATGAACCAACACTACATCCGTCAGTTGCTCAGTTAGAACCAGATCACAAGTTTCATCCAGATAAAGTGAAGGTCTGGATTGCCGCTTGGAAGAAGAACTCTGATATAACGTCAAAACAATACGTGTCGAACATGCAGACTTACCTAAGAACAGGTGTCTGGTTGGATACTCACTATGGTTTGAACCGCGAACATAAATCGGTTCCTATCTGTGTGGCCCTTGCATTTGATCGTGATGGGATCGCAAAACGAACCAAGGGTGTTTTTTATCCCGACTTAGGAATTATATGGAAATAAACAACAACAACGACGAACTACAAAACCTGACGATGACCAAGAAAAAGTTTCAGGGTCTCATTGAAACTGCTGTTCGAGACCTATCAATCAACTACTTGGATGCTATTGTCTATCTGTGCGAGAAATACAAGATAGAAGTAGAAGATGCAAAGAAGTATATTAGTCCAGTGATCAAAGACAAACTGGAAGCTGATGCCATGCGTCTGCGATACATTCAAGGCGGAGATTCGGTCTTACCCCTTGACTAAAAGACGTGCGTTACTTCCCTATGGCGATAACAATGCCGCACCCCCTATCGAACTGCCTGATACTAAACTATTCCAGACAGAACGGGGGTCACTCGCACGTAATTATTTCGAAAACAAATTAGAGTTACTCAATCAGGAGTATCAGAAACTCGTGGAACTCTCGAAACTTAACGAGGCACTCTACAATGCGGAGTACAACTTTGTTCCTCGCGTTGGACAGAATTACCATTTATACCGCACAAGTAATGGTAAAACTATCCTAAGTCTAATTGAACCCGAACGATGGACGGATCAAGAATGCTTAGGGTCTTATGTATATACCGCTGATTCTGTTTGGAAACCGCTTGAAAAGTCCGAATAGTTTTGGTACTATATATTATGTCACGTATACAGTGACAACAAACAAACTAGAAACTATACAGAGGAAACTCATATGTCTTTTGCAGATCTAAAACGCAACCGTAATTCAATCGCTGACTTGGTTGCAGCAGCAAACCCCGAAACCAAAACAGATAAGTCATCCTATGTCGATGAACGCCAGTGGAAACCCACGGTGGACAAGGCAGGGAATGGTTATGCTGTGATTCGATTCCTACCTGCACGTGCGGGTGAAGTACCGTTTGTGCGATACTGGGATCACGGTTTCAAAGGCCCAACTGGTCAATGGTACATCGAGAAGTCACTGACATCTATCGGTCAACAAGATCCTGTCTCTGAAATGAACAGTGAACTCTGGGCAACCGAGTCGGATGAATTGCGTGCTCTTGTGCGTGAACGTAAACGTCGACTTCACTATGTGACCAATATCTACGTTGAGTCTGATCCATCTAATCCTGAGAATGAAGGTAAGGTGTTCTTATACACATTCGGTAAGAAGATCTTTGATAAGTTGATGGATATGATGCAACCACAATTCCAAGACGAGACCCCTGTCGATCCTTTCGACTTCTGGGAAGGTGCTTCATTCAAACTGAAGATCCGTAACGTTGAGGGATATCGTAACTACGATAAGTCAGAATTTGCTTCACCTACACCTCTTTTGGGTGGTGATGATGACGAACTCGAAGCGATCTACAACAACTTGTATGATCTCAATGAGTTTGTTGATCCTGCGAACTACAAGACTTATGATGAGTTGAAGGCACGTCTTTCAATGGTTCTTGGTGAGAAGTCTGCGCCTGTTTCCGTTCGTGAACAGGTGGAACTGGAAACTGTACGTGAGGCAGCGCCAATGCGTAGCCAACCTGCTCCAGAACTTCGATCCAGTACGGCAGATGACGACGAAGATACAATGTCGTTCTTCTCCAAACTCGCCGCAGAGGATTAATTAAAGTCCTGACCATGCACTCGCCCGTGTTCGATTGTCATTCAATGGTGACGACATCGGGCGAGACCCTCCTCCTGCACTAACATTCTGTTGATTCGAAGTATTCACCGAACTATCAATGATATTGGTTATTGGTGCCATTGATTGGAACTGGCTTTCATCAAACAAATCGTTGGTATACCTATCTTTACTTGGGTCATACTCAGGTGCTTCGAGAATTCCCTGAACCATACTTCTTGAACCATCTGGATTTTTAATCTCTACACTATACGAACCGGTTGTTGGACTACTCAGATTTTCTTGTGGACTATCCTCGCTCGCTTGTCTCGCTTGTCTTACTCTTTCTTGAGTCGTCGGTCTTTCTGCTCCTCGTATCATAGTATCAACCATTTCCTCAGCGGACGTACCTGAAGTCTCCCCCGAAGTCACCCCCGAAGTTGCCCCCGAAGTCACCCCCGAAGTTGCAGTCGTTTCACCGGCCGGTGCAGGCGGTGCAACTGATTCTCGTTTAGGTGCTGGAGAATTTGCCCACTCATACAGAGCGTCTGGTATTGGATTCAGGTCTACTGTACCACCACCAATGGTTCCGAACCATGTGTCGAGTTTAGGTATTTCAAACTTTGCAAAGTCAGCGGGTGGTAGGATTGCTCTCACCATCGATTTCGTTGCTTCGGACAGTGCGTTTCCTACGTCACTGAGGGAAGGTAACGAATCCCACAGATTACCAATCTTTTCTGGAATTGAACCAAACCATTGAACCAAATCAAAGATTGCACCACCCAACCATTTACCAATTTTATCTGCTGTGCCAAATATAAGGTCGATTGCACCTTCTGCAAACGAGAACGAATCTAGGAATTTCGCAAAGTCGAGGAACCCAAGTTTCTCCGCAATCCAAGAAGTGACATCTTTTAGAAGGTCAAAGAATCCGAAGACAAATCTAAACACACCTTTAGCTGCACCAATAAACCCTGCCAGCACCTTTTCAAGCAGACTGGCATTTTCACCCTGTTCTTCTACTTCTTTCATGCTTCCAGTGATTACTTCGTATGCGAGTAGAATAGGATATGCAATCCTACCCAAGACATTAAAGAATCCACCCAGTGCGCCCATGAATCGACTCATGCCTGTGCCAGAGAAAATACTTTTAATTCCTTGCACCAACCGATTGTTGGTGAAGAAGTCTTTCATCCTACTGCCCGCACCTTTGATATCATCTACAATGTCAAATAGGAATTGTGGTTTGAGTGCTTTAAAGAAACCACTGAGACCATCTTCTATTTTTTTGATACCTTCGAAGAAAGATTGTAGTCTTCGAGTATTTTGTGCACCTAGTGTTTTTAATGATTTTAAATTAAACTGACCAGTGCCTCTACGTTTGTATAGGTCTTTTACTGCGGCATTTAGGTCTTTGACAGGTTTGAGAATATCTTTGCCAAGAATACCACCCCGACTCCGCAGTCGTGCAAAGTCACGTCTAACAGATTGAGAAAATCCCTTAACAAATTCTGTGACTGCAAGTGCACTAGCGGAGAAGATACCTGCCTTGAGAAGAGTGGATGAATCGTCGACTGGGGGTGGTGTAGTATCATCACCGCCTCCACCACCCACTATAGGTGCCTGTTCTTGACGTGACATTAACTCACGATGTCGTTCTCGTGAAAGACGATTCTGAGTATACGCATCGTTCACCATGAACAGATACAATTCTTTGAGTTGCGATATGAACCCATCGAATCCAGACTCTTGTAACTCAATCATTACATTTGTTTTGTCGACAAGAATCCCCAACGTCTCGTTGGTTTGCATCTGTTCTAATACTACGTCATCCAGTGTTATTGCCATTTCTAGCCTTCTCTCTTGCTTGTTTTTCTTCTTCTAACGCCTGTATTACTAAAATGGTGTGAACTTCCCTTTCCCAAGGTATCATATTATCTAGTTCTGTCAACGTATATTTGTGATGCCTCTGTAGCAGAAAGTTCACCTTAAAGTGATTGGACAGTTCTTCATGCGCGAGGCATATCAAAAAAAACTTTGCATCCCCTTAATTTCAATTGTCGAATGTTCACCACACTCTTTACAGTCTAGTTCTAAGTCATATTTGACCGTTGGTGTATCTTCAAAAAAGTCTGTAATCTTTTTAAACTGTTCTTGGGTCATAGACTCAAGGAACGCCATGACGGACTCAATTGGTTCATCGGCCACATCAATCTTTTCGTCCCCACTGATTACCGTCTTGATACTTGACGCAACCAATCCAAAACCAATCTCTGTTTCATCCATGTTGTCTGGTAAATCCATATAACTAGGATACTTCATCTCGACCGTCACGGTGTCACTAATCGGAATGATTGGATTCGCATCGGATTTCGTGCACTCAATCTCCATCAATGGTATAATCTTGTTGTTAGGTTCATTACAACTTGGACATCGAATAACAACCTCACTTGTTTCACCGGTTGAACGCATTCTTAACTGAATGAAGATGTACTCCAAATCAAATGTGGTCAATGTCGATACATCAATGTCCTCAACACAGGCCTTGATGGTATCGTAAATCGCATTCATGACCTGTTTGGGGTCTTCAGAACTCGATGCGACAAGTAGAACCTTTTCTTCCTTAACCAGATAAGGACGGTAATTTAGTTTCTTACCGGTCGAAGGTACTGTTAATGTATATTTTGGTAACTCATTCAGAGTTGGTAATGCCATGATTTATCTCCAATAATTAAATTCTTAAGCCGCGTTTTACTCTTCCAATCACGTCGTAAATCTTACCACCTATCTGTTGGCCTATGTCGGTGGTGACGCTTGTGCTCACATCAATGCCAGTTGTTCTACCGCCTTGTAACTGATATCCCTTCCACTTACGATAAGAGAATGTCACAGTGATTTCACTGATTGTCCCAGTTGCATCATTCGATAACGTCTCTTGTTGAAACGCAATCGGGAATGCATCCATTAGATGCCAAGTGTACTTGACACTCGCACTCTGACGAAGGTCAACCTTTGCACCAAGATTGATATTTATAATACCTGCATCGACCCTTCTCTGAGTGTTAACAATAGGAAATCCTGCACCACGGTCTAGTTGAAAGATTCGAATATCTCTCATGTAGTCATCGGGGTAACCAATCGCAAAGTTGTTCTCTACATTCGGATTGTAGTCTTTGACAATGAATTGTTGCCAGTTTTCGATGTACTGCCGAGTGAGGTGGTCGTTCATGACTAAAAAAGTCATGGTGATATCATCGTTTTGATAACCATATGCAACCTTGGTCATGTCTGTTCCCATCTCTCGTTCTATAGTTAATAGTGACCGCGAAGGTAGAGAGATTGATTTGACAAAGAACTCGATGGATTGTTTCTGTTCGCTGTTCAGGTTGAGTGTGGGTAGACTGACATAATATAGACTAGGGTTTGCGTAACCACCCGACGCACCTATCTTTGCTTTAAGATCGTCAATAGTTGGGATCTTCATTAAATCATTCTCCTAGAATCTCTGTACGCCGCAGACTGTCCTGCCTTTTGCCATTGTGCGGCCGGTAGAAAGGTTGCAATCTCCCATTCGGGGGGAGGGATGTATGCAAACTGTCCTTCGATTTGACTTGTCAGGTAATGTTTGAAACAAGGTTTGAAGTAACGCATTTTAGATGCTGACTTCATCATTTGATAAGACACTTCGAATTTGGTTGTCTCATCAAATCTATTGTTATTTGTGATGTCCATCAAGTTATCTAGAAACTTTGCACGAAGGGGGATTGGTAGGTAGTGAAGATTCATACCATAGATTCCCTTTGGTGCAGGCCCCATCGCAATGATCAACGGAAACGCATCCCAGTATGGAAGTGTATCCCTCATCTTTGCATCATAGAAAAACATGTACATGTTACCAATGATGGTTCGAGGTTTCTTTTCGATGGGTTCGTCCGCCATCAACTCACGTCGATTAACCCTGAGATTCTGAACTCTCTTTCTAAACCATGCACGGGATTGCCGCGTTCGAGGTGTGATCCCCGCACGGAATGCGTCATACGATACTTTCTGAAATAAATTTGCCATGAATCTATTTAGTCTTTTTCCTAGAGTATTTTGGTGTGGATTTCAAGGTCTTACCAATCTTTATAATTAATCATAGTTGCGATCAAGTATTACACCACCACGATAATTAAGGGTAGGATCTTTAGTATAATGCACCGAACCACGATTCTCTTCTACAAGAATTTGCCACCACCCGAATTCGTTCTCGCGCAATAGTTCTTTTTCATAAAGTTCTGTCACACGATTTACATCTATCATAGATGGAGGATGTAGAATTATGACATCACTAAGTCCATGACCAAAATGAGGCCACTTATCAGGCCATTTAATAAAACCATAGAATGGATCTGGATTGCTAATTCTTTTCCATAAGTTCCCTTTACTGGTGGAAACCTGACCACTATTGGCGGGCCCTATGCCAATAATTGTTTTAAAATAGAATGAATACTGTACCAAAACTTCCCAATTGATTTCGGGATTGATGACACAGTCATATCGTGCGCGAACAATCATATCATAACCTTTGCCAAACATCTCTACTGCGAGAGCGTGACCTAGATGTTGTTTACAACACCATCCTTTTTTACTTGCGACCGAAGTGGGTGTGTTATGGACGTACCGTTGTTTTTCAAGGTCAAATTCATACGCGGGAAATATATCTTCAGGTTCTTTTAGTTGCACGATCTGAGGATCTGTGATCTTAGAATTTTCCCATGCAGTGAAATAAAAATCATAATTCGGAAATGCTAGACTAAACAAATATAGATTTCGATCAACATTGCCCCTATATTGACCACTAAAAATTACTGCAACTTTCATTTCTTTTTCCTAGAGTATTTTGGCATGGGTTTGAGTTTCTTCAACGGTTTACCAATCATGGACTTGAGTGGTTCGGTCTTCTCTGTCCATATCTGAAACTCCCACCCACGGTCTTTTGCGTACTCGTTTGCAGCCTCCCACTTATTCATGTTCTTGACATAGGTGTAACCCTCAGAGATATACCGTTTTGTTCGTCTCGCACCAGTGGGTGGTTTTGTTTGGGACTCTGGTTTGATTTCAACCAACACGGTCTTGTCCTCAAAGACAATTTTAAGATCCATGAAGTACCGATGCATACGTCTATCGACTTCATAGAGATAGGGTATGACAACCTCTTCACTACTCCACTTTTTAACCTTGGGGTTTTCATCACACCATCGAAAACAATGACGTTCCCACAATGAACGATAAATAATGTTCGAGGGGTCACCTTCATATTTGTGTTTATTCTTGGGTGTGAATTTGCCTTTATATGCCACAGTTTCCCTATAAATACATCTACAATAATTCATTTATTTAGAGTTCAATTATGGCAGACGAACAAAAGGTCTATGCAACGAGTCTTGACACTGCACAAGAGGGTCAGTATCTCACCGCAGAACAGATGCGTGAACTGGGTCGCCGAGGTCAGGAAGAGGGCGTTGAAATCGCACGGAGAACCGCTTCGACCGAAGAAACCCCCGAAGATGTACCCAAGGAAGATAAAGCAAGGACAAGGAAATATCAATACCCGTTGTCTGGATTGGATACTGCACCTGCACGAATAACCTTTGCCGCATACAAGATTGAACCTTTCTTTCCATTGGATGAAGTATCATCTAATGAACAAGCTCAACAAGAAGAAGAAGAACAACAAGCGGTAGCAGAAGACGAAGAGTATACTTCTCTTCTCACCGATATAAAAAATGTGGCGGGTGCTGTAGGTGGATTTCTTAAAAGTTATAAAAACGAATCGGGTGGAACTAGATTGGGTTCTGTTACCCTACCTTTACAAAAATCCCTTACCTTTGCGGATGGTGTAACTTACAATGAAGCTGAGTTAGGAGTCATTGGTGCTCTACCAGATGCCGGTGAAATTTCAATGGATAATGGTCGTCTTACCGGTGCCGCAAAAGCACTGGGTTCTCAGTTGGCGGCAAAGGCGGCAGGTCTTGCTCTTGGTACTGGAGTCGGTGCAGCTGCCGCGCAAGGGCCTGGATTTCTGGCCGGTGCTATTGGTGGTAATGCAATTGGAGATCAAGCAGCTGCCGCGGCAAAAGCAGCATCACGAGTTTCTGTTGCACCCAACCAAAGAACACAGTTCGATAGAGTCAATCTGAGATCATTTAATTTTACTTTCAAAATGATTGCACGGAATCGACCAGAACAACAACAGATAAAAAACATTGTTCAGTTCTTCCGCGAAGAACTTTATCCAGAGGCAATTAGGATTACCGATGATGGGTTGCCCTTTGCATACGAGTTCCCTAATGTGTTCGATATTCGAATTGAAAATAAAAGCAAGAAAGAACCCGCACCTAAAATTCAACGGTGTTACCTTGAATCTGTTCAGACAGTTTACAATGCGACTGCGTCAGGAATGTATGACGGAGAAGAGTTCGTTGAAGTTGATATCGCATTGAGTTTCAAAGAAATCACCGCACTCGATAAGGCAAAGGTCAGAGATCAAGGATACTAAATGTCAAATTATTTTTCTACATTTCCCAAAGTCCCGTATCTTTTTGGTGATGAAAAGTCACCTGTCATTGTTCAGAAACTCTCACAGTATTCTGATATCATCGACATTTATTCGGACGATGCAGCTGCTTATCTAGAATACGAGATTCGAGATGGAGACCGTCCCGACACACTTGCATATCGTTTGTATGGTAAAGGTGAATATGACTTTACATTCTTTCTGATGAATCCTCTTCTGAGAGAGTGTGGATGGCCTCTCACACAATTGCAGTTGGTCGAAAAGGCACAGACGGTTTTCTTTAAGAACTACACATGTAAACTTAATCTGTCAACTGCGGATTCTGCGGCAGAATTTTCAAATCTCTATCCTGTTGGAACTGAAGTTCTAGTGAGTGGTAAAGAAGGAACCGTCATTCGAAAGAATCTGGATCTAGGTGAGATTGTTGTTGCGGCAGATTCAGATATTACAGGTAGTGTCACACTTGCATACAAGACACCTACAACAAATCCACAGACCATTGGTGCATCTCTGACAAACACAGTCTACGAGTATGAGGGTACGCATCATTATGAAAACGATTCCGCAGAGTGGTTAGACAAGTTCTTTGACAATCTTGAAGGGGCGACGGTAGTTACTAACCTTGATTTCCTCGAAAGTGAAAACGATGCAGTTAAAACAATCAGGGTGTTGAAAAAGGAAACTGCAAGACAATTGGTGGGTGAACTTAAAAGGTTATTGGCACAATAATGTTAAACCAATCCAGTTATACTATTATCAATGCAGATATTATTCTGTCAGGAACAGACGGAAGGGTTCGACTCGTTGATATCAAAAATAGTATAGTCGAGATCGTGTTCTTTGAAAGTATAAACAAATCATACGTTGATGCACGTATTGTTATGTTAGATGACTTTGGTTTTCGAAATGATTTGTCAATTCAAGGTACTGAACGAATCAATCTGGTCATCGGTCATTCGGACGATCCGAACTCAGCAGTCATCAACAAAACATTCTTTTTCTCTAAGATCAATGATATAGAGAAGACTAACGAACGTGCCGAGGTTCTTTCCCTTGATCTTGTGGAAGAACATGTATACGTCAATGCAATTAAATCTATTAGTCGATCCTATACCAAGACCCTTGAGGATATGATTATCGACATTGCAGATCGAGATCTTGGTAGAAGAGTCATCAAGACGGCCTACTTTGATAAGTCTGCACAAAACGTTCGAAAGGTGATTATACCTTATCTCAGTCCTCTAGAGGCCATGACGTGGTTGAAAGATCGAATGACAACCAAAACGGGTTCGCCCATATATGTGCACGGAGATCTTTACAGTAACGACATTTTCATGTCAGGCCTTGATGGACTACTGCAAGAGAATGTGGTGAACGAGAAGTTACCACTTCGTTATAACACTGCCAGTAGTAGTGGAGACGAAGAACAAGAGGCACAGAAGGTTTATTATCAGATCAAACAGTTCGAAGAACTCGATGCTGAAGATTCACTCGCCCTGTATGAAGAGGGTGCAATTGGTTCGATGTATGCTAACATTGATGCAGGCACAGGACAAACCTTTGAGTCACACATCACAGTTCGAACCATACTGGATGATTTTTATACCAATGGATTGATTTCACAAACAACCCGACAATCTATCTTCGACCCTTCGTTGATCATCGATGGAAAACCTTCCGATGAATATAACTCATTGAATATACATCAAGTAACTTCAAGTAATACATACAATCAGTTCAAGAGTTATCATGACGAAGAACCTCAGTTTTTTGACGATGCGATTACAGAATCACGACTCAAGATTCGGAATAAGGTGATACGTCAAATTCTCAAAAAGAATACTATCGATATTGAGATGGACGGCAGACTCTTTTTCAAAAAGAAAATATCACCTAGTCGAAGGATGCGTATCATCTTTCTGAATCCAAATACCGCTGGTGACAATGCGGAACTAGACAAGAGTGTAGATACACGTAAATCTGGTGATTATCTGTTAACCAATATTTCACATCGTCTAAGTAATGAATCACATCGTGTCTCTGCACGACTGATTAAACTGGGCGATTTACCGAGCGACTTCTCACTATGAATGTATTAAGACCAATCAACAAGGAATTCTACGGGGATGACTACCGATGGTTTTTTGGCACAGTCGTTAACGCACACCCACCCGCTGGGTTAGAGGGACGGGTCAAGGTTCGTATTCGAGGCGTTCATAGTCCCAGTACAGAAGACATTCCAGAGAAAGATCTGCCGTGGGCACAGGTGTTGATCCCTACGACAGAAGGTGGTGTATCGGGTTATGGACGGGTTCCACAACTCATGGCAGGATCTTTTGTCTTTGGAGTTTTTCTTGATGGTGCAGCTTCCCAGATTCCTCTCGTGATGGGTTCACTTCCGCGTGTTGAGTTTCCGTCAGAGATTCAACTTGGTAGGTTTGGTACTACAGAAACCAACACTCGATTACAAAATTCAGTCACTACCGTACTGAAAGACGATGACGTTGCAAGTACCTCAGTACAGTTAAGAAGACAACAGGCCATGAAGTTTTTCCTAGACAATGGTTATCGTCCTATACACGCAGCTGCAATCACTGGTGCTCTTCAGGGTGCATCTAGATTCCAGACAACAAACGCCGATCTTGGTGATAGGATTGGAATTGCAAACTGGATTCGATCGTCTGAGTCTGGTAGTAGATGGAATGGTCTTTTGAGATTCTCTCAAAGTTTTCAACCAGTGTCTGATTGGCGTTTGTATTCCATACAGTTGCAGTATGTGTTATTTGAATTAAGAACTCGATACAGTAATGCTAACCGTAAACTTCTGAACACAAACGAAATAAAATCTGCAAGTGAGGCGGTCAATCGTTACTATCTTGAGTCTTACAGGAACACCGAGAGTCTTGCACAAACTGCATATGATGAGGTTTTTGTATGAGTAATGTAGATAAAATCAAACAACAGTTACAGGCGAACCAAAAACTTACTGGTACGACTGAGATAAAGAACAAAGCAACTGAAGTAATCAATGCACAAAGAACGTCATTAGAAACCACCGCAGGAGCTATTGCAAACGAAATCAATGGTGGTGTTCAGTCTCTCACGCAAAAGTTTGACAAGGCACAAAACATTCTCAACAACACGACCACCGAAGGTTTGTTGAGTGATGCTTCTGCCAGTGTGGAGAATTTGAAAAGTGATCTGGTCAATCAGGCAGTGTCAAAGATATCTGGAGCGTTTGGCGCGAAGGTAGAAATTTCGTTTAGTGAAGTCACGGTTGATGGTCAGACTATTACGTTGCCCGACACATCAAGTCTTGATGCAACAGGTGGTGTATCAGGTGCACTCTCTAGTGTAATTCAGTTGATCACTGGTTTGGGTGTCACCTCAATAGATGCGCTCACAGGTGAAATCACACAGATCGCAACAGATGCGGCAGGGGATCTTGCGGCTCAAGCGACCGACCTTGCAGGCACTTTACAGGCAGCCGTGGTAGATGCATCACCCGCTGGACTACTTAAAGCAGGAAAAGATCTTGCAGGAAAAATCGGTGGGTTTAGTGCAACGACCATTAACTCACTCGCAACAGATGCAGTCACTAGTGTAACCAATGAACTCGAAACCTTGGTAAATACTGCGGCAGACATTAACAAGTCGATGACACTTCCCATCTCATTAGATGATGACGATACTAGTCCAACCTTTGGTGAAGTGACCAATGGTGTCATCAATGCGACAAACATGCCTTCACTTGCTGACGAGTGGAGTTCTGCATTGAATAATATCAAAACTGAACCACTCGCATCGTTGAACAATCTAGTTAGACCTGAATCCGAAATTCGACAGAACCTCACGAGTGCGGCCGCAAAAAGAGACTTCTCTCAGTTGTCTGGAGGTCAGGATGGTGAACAAGTCATAAAGTCTGTGCAAACTCAAACCAACCTCAGAAACCAGTACGCCGCACTACAGGAAGAAAGAAACTCGATGGTACAAACACGAGTTGCTGGGGGTGGTTCTAACGGCATTATTCAAGAGTTGAGTACAGAAACTCTAACAGACATTCGTAAACAAGTCAAGGAGTTCGCACCGAGTCTTACAAGTGCGGATGTCAATCGTGTGATCAATTTATCGCAGGGTAACTCTGCGGACTTCTCACAGGCGGTTGAGTTGTTGTTTCAAGCGACAGGTAAATCTGCACAAGAAATACGTGCATTCCTCAAGACAATTGATACTACCATCACAAAGGCAACCGCACCTGATTTATCAGAAACCGTGTTTGATGAACCCTATGTTATCGGATCGTTTGCAGAACAATTCAAGGCGGAATCTGGGATTGTGTTTCCATATATCTCATCGGTCGAAGAGTTGCAGGCCGAACTTCGAAATGCAAAACGAGAAATCACTGAGGTGGTTGTTCACTGGTCAGAAACTCCTACCAATAAAAACATTGGATCAGAGGAAATACATGAACAACATTTAGAAAGAAATCTAAATGGTATCGGTTATCACTATGTAATTCGTCGTGACGGATCGTTGCAACGTGGTCGACCAATAAATCTTGTGGGTGAACATGCAGTAAAAAACTCACACAACGAACGAAGCATAGGTATTGTGTTTGTGGGTGGCATTAATGTTCCCAGTGAAACACCCAATCTATTGGATTACCTTTCGGTTCAGTCATTGACACGAAGTCAGTTCAATACCTTTGATCATTTCTGTCGTGCATTTTATAATACCTTTGCGGGTGGTCAGATCGTAGGTCACTCGGATGTTGATGAACTTGCAAGTGATCCTGGCTTTGACGTTCGTGCATACGTTAAGGCAAACTTTGACAAGGATTCTAAGTTCACTGATCCTGTGAATCAGGAACCATTTACTGTGGATGAGATAAATTCATGACTAATTTTTCAGACGAATATTTAGCACGCATCAAACCAGATGGATCTGGTATTGGTAAAGAAGTAACCGAAGGTGTTCCCAAACAAGGGTTTGTGGATGCGTCAGGTGAATTTCCAAAACGCGAATACTTCTATGATACGTCAATAAACAAAGCCGCAACTGGAGAGAAACAGAACAATCTCTCAATGGGTGGTGGTGATGTTGGTGTCGATCTTGATCTACCCGATCAGGAACCATCGATCTTTCCATTTAACCAGATACAAGAAACGCCGTCTGGACATTCGTTCGAAATGGACGACACCCCTGGCGGTGAACGTGTACTTATCAAACATCGAACTGGTGCGGGAATTGAACTTCGTGCAGATGGTTCTGTTCTTATTTCTACCCGTAGACAACGAGTCGAAGTCGTGGGTGGTGATTCGAAGGTAATCGTGGAGGGACAAGGGGATCTTGTTTACAAAGGCAATGTCAATTTACGTGTGGACGGGGATTTCAATATTGATGTTGGTGGCGATTATAATATCAATGTTGCAGGAGATAAAAAAGAAGAGATCAAAGGACGACACACCAAAACGGTAAACCGTGATCAGAACCATACCATACGTGGTACACGAGGAACTCAGGTTGTGGGTCAGAGTGTCGATACTGTACTTGGTGATCGATATCAGGTCACGAAGGGTGACATGAAAATGTATACGCAGGCATCGACCGAAATACTCACTGGAACTGATCTAATCACTACCGCAGTGAATGAGTGGGTGTGTGCTGCGTCAACTGCAAACGTCACTGCGCGAACTGTGTCGATGATTGGACATAAAGGTACGTTCGGTGGCCCGATGCACGACTACTATGGCAAAACGTATGGTGGTCTGCCTGGCGGCATTACCAACCTATCGACATTTTATGGTACTCTGGTTGGTCGTGCTACTGAAGCAATTCATGCAGATTATGCAATCCAGTCTTCTTTTGCCCAATTTGCAACAAGTGCAAAGGGGGCAATGCAGTCGATAACTGCTGTTAAAGAAGGTGGCCCGAAACCTACTATCACGATTCCTACGCCGAAGATGGGTATCATGCCATATTTACCTGTACCTGCAACCGCACCATTACCCAACCCAGCGATCGTTGAGTTGCAGTTGTCTACGTCTAAGTATGGCATTCGTGGAGTATCGATAGACTCTGAGTTAGAAAACAAGATCAAGAAGTCGGACGACTATAAAGAGTTGTTCAGTCATGATCCTTCTATTCATGAAATTCGATCCAAGTTACGTGATACCGCAAATCTAAACAACGGTGAATTCACGAGTTACTTGGTCGGTGAAGGCAAGTTGAACTCTGACTTCAAGAAGAACTTACCTACGAACATTGGAAGAACGGCAAGTAGGAAAGGTACATTGAGATTTGGTATGGAGTTGATTGGAAACAATCCTGCTGATACACGTAGTAAACGATTCAAGGTGAATACAAAATGAAGATACTCGTTGACCCACAATACAATCCAACTGGGGATATCACATCTGCGACTAAGTTAGGAACAGGAATCACATGTGCCAAGTTCCTTGGTGCAATTGGATCGCGAACCCAGTTTGATCGACTGTATGATCAGGGATTTTCAGGCCCCGTCGATCGCGCACAAGTCGCAAGGAATCTGATACTTCACGCAAATGCAATGAATACTGTATTTTCTAATATAGATTTTGCACAACATCGATTGATCGTGTCTGACGGCGTATATGAACCATATCAGGATTTTAACTCAGATGGATATCGAGGTGAACGTCCTTCTGGATTCAACGAGGAACGACGATTTGGACGGGGTATTGGTTACCAACTAATTGATCGTAACGGTAAGAGTGATCCATCCAAGACATATGAACTGGCAGTGTTTTGGAAAGATTATATCGATTATAATGAACTTGAACTGGCCTATGATACCTTCGACCCCAGTGGTGACTTGACTGCGTCTATTCTTCTCACTATGCCAGAAGTTCCTGAGAGTTTCGAAGTTCAATTCAGTTATGGTTTGAAAACAACTTACAATGGTGCGTTGCAGACTCGCAACGAGTTGTTAGAGATTCTACCAGATTCTACCGTAACGTTATAAATAAAAAGAAAAGGTTTCATTGATGGCAAAGGTTTTTTCCAGAGACGACGGCAATCTGAACAGTAGTATTCGTATTGCACGAACGCGACTGTATTCGGACATTGACCTTAGTTTAGATGCAAGGGTGTCTCCTACCTATCCGAATGGTGATGGGGATATTCTGCGTAAAACTGATGCAGCCTCGGTCAAACAGTCTATCAAGACATTGTTGTTGACGAATCGATTTGAGAAACCCTATCAACCACGTTTTGGTGCAAACCTCAGTGAACTACTCTTTGAGTTAATTGACACCACGACTGGTGATGAAATTATTGATCGAATCATAAATGCAATTGAGACTTATGAACCGAGAGCAAAGATTCTAGACATTCGTGTTAATGCAACCCCCAACTATAATTCGGTTTCGGTTACATTAGAATTTAGAGTTGTTAACACTCAGATATCAGATACTTTAAAAGTAAAACTGACAGAATCTGTTGCAGCTGCAACGCCTGTATTACCTGTCACACCCGAGGTGTTACCAGACGAAATTATTAAAACAGAAGCAAACGAACGATTACTTACGTTTGACAGTCTGTTATTACGTGCGGATGAACTGGATATTGTTGATGGTGCGATTCTGACGGTACCAGATGAAAACCAGTTGTTGACACAAAGCGAAACCGTAATCATAATTAACCAAGTTTAAGGTATAAGAAATGGCGACTACCATTAAATCGACAGAGTTAGATTTCGAACAAATCAAGAATAATCTAAAATTGTTTCTTGCACAGAAAGAACAGTTTTCGGATTATAATTTCGAAGCGTCTGGGATTTCCAATCTGTTGGATGTTTTGGCATACAACACACACTACAACGCATTGCTTGCGAACTTTGCACTGAACGAGTCTTATCTTTCTACTGCACAACTTCGTTCGTCAATGGTAGGACTTGCAAGTTCATTGGGTTACTCTGTAGGATCTAGGGTTGCATCAAAGGCAGTTCTACGAATGTATGTTGACTATTCATCTACTGGTGTCATTGACCGTCCTGGCTCAGTGACTCTTCCAAAGGGAACTTCGTTCACCACATCGGTAGACAATCGTACTTTTACTTTCAAGACAAGAGAGGTGTTGATTGCAACAGATGATGGGAATGGTCTGTATTATTTTTCATCTGACAACGACACAAATGTTCCTATTTACGAAGGACAGTCTCGTACCAAGACTTTCATTGCAGGCCCAACCGCAGAAAATGACTCATATGTTATACCAGAAACGCGAATAGATCTTGACACGGTTGAAGTAAGAGTGTATAATAGCGTTACAGACACCGCTTATACTGTTTACACAAACTTAAATATTACTACCAATATTAACTCTAACTCAAGATTATTCGTAGTCAAGGAAACACCAAACGGATTCTATGAGATCACCTTTAGTAATGGATCTAGATTGGGTATCTCACCACAGTCAGGAAACAGAATTGAAGTTCTATATGATATAGTATCAGGCCCTGATGCAAATGGTGCAAGATCATTCTCTACTGATGCCACAGTGAATGGTAGAACCTTAAATATCACAACAACCACTATATCTTCTGGTGGATCTCTTAAAGAAAGCATCGAATCGATTAGAAAGAATGCACCTTACCAATATGCATCTCAGAATCGTGCCGTAACCGCAGAAGACTATTCTGCATTGGTGTTGCGTGAATTCCGTAACGTTGTCACAGACGTAAAGTCATGGGGTGGTCAGGATAATATTCCACCCAAGTATGGCACTGTATTCATGTCACTCGTTTCAAACACCACAGATGCATCTGTAATACAGAACACAAAAGATAATATTCGAGACGCGTTTACTGATCTTTCAGTTGTATCGTTTGACATCGAGTTTGTTGATCCGATTGAAACATACATCGAAGCGAGAGTGTTCTTTCAGTTCAATCCTAATCTGACATCTGCTTCTCAGTCGGTTATCGAGAACAGAGTTAAAAATGCCATGGCAACTTACTTCACAGATAATTTGGGTGACTTTGATCAGTCATTCCGCAGATCTAATCTACTAACACAAATTGATGATGTAGACCCATCGGTTCTTTCCTCTCGTGCATCGATTGTAATGCAACAGAGGTTTACACCCGTAACTGGAAGAGGAAACTATTCAGTAACATTCCCTACTTCTATTGCAAGTCCTGATGATCAAATCTACATTATTGAAAGTAATAATTTCCGATACAACGGGAATCTATGTTACCTTAGAAACCGATTGAATTCAACTGTGTTAGAAATATATAACGTGGTCACGGGTAAGTTAGCAGTAGACAATATCGGTTCATATGATCCTTCTTCTGGTGTACTAAATCTAGAAGAGTTCAGAATTAGTCTAGTGTCAGGATCGTCTGTTAAAATTCGTGCAGTACCAGCCAACCAAGCAACGATTACTCCGCAACGAAACAATATCCTACGATATGATGCGGAAGAATCTATTGCCTCGGCAGTACTGAGTAGTTCATTATAAATAGTTCAATAAATTAAGAGTGGGCAACAATGACAAGTTTCGTAACAACCGACTGTAAAAACGTTCTCTTTGATCTCTTCAGACAGGATATCGAAGACACTTCTACGTCGTTATATCTTGGAATATCCAGTGCAGACTCTTCATCGGGTGGATTGTATGGACAAAACCAAGCACGGAACGAAATGAACTTTGTTAAGGTTATCAGTTCTAAATCCTTTGTTCTCGATAATTACACATGGACATCTGGTGTTGTCTACAATGCGTATGACGATAATGATCTGAATCAAACGCAGTTTTACGTAGTCAACAGTACAAATCAGGTTTTCTTGTGTATACAGACCGCAAAAGATACAGACGGTACTAAACTAGGATCGACCGTTCAACCTACCACAACATTAGCAACTGAATATGACTCAATCAGAAAGTCATTTCGAACTTCAGACAATTACATCTGGCGTTATCTTTATACGTTGACAGCAGCTTCCACAAACAATTTTAAAACAATCTCTTATATCCCTGTTCAGAAGATATACAACTCAAGTCTGATCTCAGAAGAACTGCAACAAAAAAATCTACAAGACAATGCAACTGCGGGTGAAATTCTGAGTATTGCAATTGATTCTGGTGGCACTGGATATAACTTTGCACCCCGAATCGATATCTTCGGCAACGGATCTGGCGCATCATTTACAGCAACCATTGACAACGGAAGAATTGTCAGAATAACCGCTGATTCAGATGTCAGTGGAATCGCGCATGGTAGTGGTTACGATTATGCACAGGTTGTGGTAAGTAGTGGAGATGCATCTCTTCGCGCAGTGTTAGGGCCTCGAAAGGGAGTTAATGAAGATCCTGTCCAAACGCTACGTGCCGATAAATTTATGATCAACACAGAAATTCAAGACGATGAGTCTGGTGCGATACCACTTGCTGATCCGACAAATGATTTCAAACAGGTGATGTTGATTCGCAATCCACTTGTATTTGGAACGACTGCGGATTCTGCATTTACTGCAAATGCAGGGAATGCGATGAACTACCTAGAAATTGAGAACGTGGGTAATGGCCCATTCACTGCGGATCAGATAATTGAAAATAGTACATTTACCGCACAAGCAAAAGTGTACTGGCACGACACCGTATCTACTCCAGAAAGACTGTATTATACACAGAATCATACCACAGGATTTGGTGATTTTATTGCGGGTCAATCAATTAACAGTACGACCCAGTCGCCGCAGTGTACTGCAAATATCACAGGAACAGGACTTAAAGATCCAGACGTTGATCGATATTCGGGTCAAATTCTTTACATAAATAACCTTGAAACTGCAATTGACCGCACTTCAACACAAACCGAAGACATTAAAATTGTCATTGATCTAGGACAAGAAGGGTAAAATATGCCAACTACATTCACATCCGCAACCTTGAATGGTTCATACGATGATGACTTTGATAAAGATAAGCATTTTCATCAAATACTATTCAATAGCGGTCGTGCACTACAAGCACGAGAACTGACACAACTTCAGACTCTTATCTATCAGGAGTTGGGACGATTTGGTCGAAACATCTTCAAGGAAGGTGCGGCGGTTTCATCTGGTGGAATGGCCATTAACTCTTCTTATGAATATGTTAAGGTCGCATCGACTAACGCTGGTGGTGAATTCAAAGACATTCCTGTCGGTACAGTCTTTCGTGATTTAAACACCGAAGTTGAAGCACGAGTACTAGAAGTTCGACAGAGAAACACAACACTTGGATTCACAAACGACACCCTTTACATTCAATACATCGATGCAGGTGGTGATACGATCAGTGGTACCACTACTCGTTTCGGTGATGGAGTCACCCTTTTTGATCAGTCTGGTGGTGGATATGAACTTGTAACGGACACCCCGAACGCAGCTGGTCGTGCTGTTCGGTTTGATGTGGAAACTGGCGACTTCTTTGTCCTTGGTCGATTTGTTAACGCATCAAAACAATCAATTATTCTAAATCCTTATGGTCAAACGTTTACTGGTTCGGTTGGATTCAAAGTTATTCAGGAAGTTGTCACGGTTAATGATGACAACTCGTTGTATGATAATACTGGTGGTATTGTCAACACTTCATCTCCTGGCGCAGATCGATATCGTATTTCCTTGACACTGGTTGACAAAGCAGACACGACCACAGACGACACGTTCTTATTCTTAGCAAATATCGAGAACTCTAAGATAACAGAAGAAGTTGAAGAGGATGATGCTTATAACAAGATCAATGACCTCCTTGCAACTCGAACAGGTGAAGAGTCTGGTGATTATCTGGTCAATCCTTTCACTATTCACTACGAAGAAAATACTGATGATGAAGACACTCTCAATCTAATTGTATCAGCAGGCACAGCATATGTCAAGGGTTATCGTGTAGATAATCCATCACCCATTAAATTGACTGTACCCAAACCACAAGAGACAGAGAACTATAACAATGACGTGGTTCCCATTTCGTATGGTAACTTCCTTCTTGTAGATTCAGGTCGAGGTGCACCTGATTTTGATTACAGTACAGTAAATTTTAGTACCAGTGCAACAGATCCATCAAGTAACACTATCGGTACTGCACGAATCCGTACTGTCGAGAAGTTAACAGGCAATGAAGGTCTGTTGGATGGTGCAACACACAAGGTGTATTTGTTCGATGTAAATATCGACTCTGGTGCCGATATATCTCTGGCGCGAAGTATTGGTACATCTGCGAATAATTTGTACAAAATCCGTCTGAACAACACCCGCGCAATATTGAACGACACCAAAGGTAGTACTGCACTGTTTCAGACAACCCGTCCTCGTCTTGCGTCGATAGGTGACATCGTACTTCGACAACAACGCCGTGTTCTCACATCTGCCGTTTCTGGTGGACAAGTTGATATCAACTCTGAACTAGGAGTAGGTGAAACATTTGTTGATACCACTAATTGGATTGTATCAGAACCTAACAATGCATTCGTTCCTCACACTGTATCGTCTGGTGTAGTCACTGTTGATACGGCACTGAACGGTATCCAACTTGAAGTGTTGTACTATGTTCAAAAGACAGGTTCACTTCGAACCAAGACATTGACCAGTGGTATCACCGATACTCTTGACTTAATCGAAAGTGACGGTGTACGGTACTACAAGTTTGATCACGTCGATATTTTTGAAATCGATTCGGTGCGCAACACCAATGCTTCAGGTATTGACATGTTGTCTAGATTCCAATTGGATGACGGTCAACGAGACAATTATTATGATCAAGGTCGTTTGATCTTGAACGCTAATGACAGTGCTCCTGCGCAGATCTATGTGAATTATTCGAGACTTGCTCACGGTGCGACTGGTGATTTCTTTGCTGCGCCATCATACAATGGTCTTGACTATAATCAGATCCCAACGCACTTAACTGCAAAGGGACAAGAACTCAACCTGTTTAACTTCGTCGATTTCCGATCAGACAAAGTAAACGGTACATTCACAAACATAAACCTTCTTCCTAAGAATGGTGATGACATTACCGCAGATATCGAATACTATCTGCCACGTAATGACAAGTTATTGGTTACCGTTGATGGTGAGATTCAATTGTTGATGGGACAACAGGCTCCCAATCCTCAGTTCAAACCTACCCCCGACAATGCACTTGAACTGTATAAGATTCGAATGAATCCCAATACACTTGACGAAGAAGATTTGTCGTATACGCAGATAGAACATCCTCATTACACGATGAAGGACATTGCTGCGTTGGAGGCAAAGGTTGATCGTCTAGAAGAATATACTCGATTGTCTATTCAAGAATTGAACCAACGTATCGCACCTCTGTTTGACAGTGATGGTAACGAACGGGTCGAAGTTGGAATCATTGTGGACGATCATAGTGATCACAGTCGAACAGATACAGAAAACCCAGATCACTGCGCATCGATTGACCCCGAAGGTAACGTAGTTCGTCCGTGTGCCGTCGAAAACAATATTCGTCTGGTATTGGATGAGAGTCTTTCGTCAGGTGTTGTCAAGAAAGGTGACAATGTTTACTTGGCGTATGACAGTGAGGAGTGGGCTTATCAGGATCTTGCATCAACTTATGTGAAGGTTAATCCTTTCGGTAGTTCACACAACATCGGAACACTCAAGTTATCACCCTCGTCGGATGAATGGAAAGACAGTTTCTCTCGTGCAAATCGCGTGATTAAAGGTAATAACAAACTGTCAACCAAACAGGCATTCCTCTGGAACAACTGGCAATGGAACTGGATTGGACGATCTGCCGATGAAAGAGAACAAGCACAAACCGACTATGGTGTAGATACCAGTAATACTACCACATACTCAGATCCTTCTGATCGGTTTACATCTAGTTCTTCGAATGGTGGTCGCGTTACGGGATCTTCGAAACACATCTCACGCGTGGTCGCTTCAGAAACACTTCGTGCACGATTTGGTAATCGTTACGTTGACTACGCACTGATGCCTTGGATTCGTTCTCGAAAGATTTATTTCCATGCGAAAGGTCTGAAGCCAGGAACTAAGTTTACTCCGTTCTTTGACGGTGTTGACGTGAGTGCATGGTGTCGCGAAGAAACCACCTTTGTCCGTTGGGCGGATCGTGACGACGAGATTGGAAACCAGTACGGTTATACAACTCTGACAGAACACCCTGATGGTACGTCAGAATTGATTGCTGATGCCAACGGTGAAATCATTGGATCGTTCTTCATTCCTTCAATTCGTGAACAAATACAACTCAGAAAACTGGGTAAATTAGGATTCAGAAAGGTTGGAAGGTTCAAGTACATCGGATTAAGATTCCGTGCTGGTGTTCGTGAGTTCATGTTGTTGGATATCAACACACCCGATTGGGAAGAGGCTGGAAGCAAAGCGTTCAATTACTATACTGTATTTGGATGGGGATTCGGTCTCTGGAGATGGCATTGGACTCGATGGGCACATTCACCCTATCCATATTCGTACCTTGCTCGACGTGCACGTATTTTAAGTGCAAAAGAGATCAAGGATCGTCTGGATAAGATTTCGTCTGGTAATATTAATCTGATAGAACCTCAGCTGACAGGCCAGTTTGGTGGTATCACTACACCACTGACTGGTGCAGATTTGAATCTTATAGCATCGACAAACACAATGTCGAAGGTTCTTTCTGATTACATTACCGTGAATAAGAATCAACAGTCGTCAAGTACGGTTGCGCCACAGTTAGCACCAGAAAACCCATTGTCACAGACATTCTATGTCGACAATCCGTTTGGTGTTGTGTTGACCAAACTCGACTTATTCTTCCGATCAAAAGACACAAACTCTATACCAGTGTCAATTGAAATCAGACCCGTGGTTAATGGTAAACCTGCGGAAGATACAATTGTTCCTGACTCTCAGGTGTTCTTGACCCCATCACAAGTTGATGCTATCGGAACAGATCCTGTGTTGTCTACAATTCAAGAAAGACCAACAACGTTTGAGTTTGAAGAACCTGTCTTTTTGCAACCATATCAAAAGTATGCGATTTGCATCAAGTCTACATCTACTGAATATGAATTGTTCAGTGCACAGACGCAACAACCTGTATATGGTTCTACTTCGCGAACGGTTACGACTCAACCGATCCCAGGCTCTATGTTCTTACCTGCAAATGGTACAACATGGAAAGAGTCTAAGGATCAAGATTTGATGTATCGTTTAACTCGTGCGAAGTTTACTAATGGTAATGGATCGGTCATTCTGAAGAATGCAATCCTACCTAAACGTGAACTAGAAGTCAATTCTATATACACTTCTGCTGGTACAACCAGTGTTGTTATTCGACAAGAACATCATGGTTATAAGGCGGGGGATTCTATTACTCTATCAGGTATTCCTTCTGCTGTCAATGGTATACCTGCGAATGAATTGAATAATACTCATGTTGTGAAGTATGTGAACGCATACCACATTGTTATTGGTGGTCTAACTCAAAGTGTTATCACAACAAACGCTACCGCAACTGGATATGCAGGCACGGATCAGGTTCTTTCTCCTGAGAACTATATTTTCCAGACTGCAAACTTACAGTTAGAACATTCGATTCCACGATCTACGTCGATTGACACATCTGCTAAGTTCACTTCGGGTAGTTTGGTCAGTGGGAATCAGACTCGTTTTGTTCAGGATGCACAATACGGTCGAATTACTCCTGCACAGAACATCGACTTTATCGATCCACGTGCAATCTATAGTAATGACCTAGAAGAGGCGAATCTTGGTGCGGGTGTTCGATCATTGTATGTCAAGGTAGATTTCCGATCTGGCGATGACTATGTGTCTCCGATTATCGATTTACAAAGGACATCGATGATTACTGCTGGATTTGGAATTGACAAACCGGCTGCAAATCCTGCTCCTGACGCAGAATTTGAAAATCTGGAACCAATTGTATTTAAATCAGAGACTCTACCCAGTGGATCATCTACACAGTCTCAACACGTTTCTACCCCTGTGGAATTGATGGAACCTGCGGTTGGTATCAACGTTAAAACAATGGTGAGTCTACCAGACGATGCAGAAGTTGATGTCTACTATCGTACTTGTGGCCCAGATGAAAATATCAATGATCAAGAATGGGTATTACAAGCACCTATGAAACCAATTCCTAACAATAATGACAAAGATTATTTTCAGGAAGTGGAACACATGCCTGGCGGTGTAGCGGGTACACTCAAACCGTTCTACAAAGCACAAGTCAAACATGTGATGAGATCGGGGTATCAACCCCCTGCACTGAAAGGTATCTCGGTTAAATTTATGGCAACATAGATAAGGTAATATATGTCTCGTTATGTACCTGTGGAAGGTTATCCAGATCTAGTCCGTGACATGGAAAGTGGGGCGATTCTTAATACGAATCGCTCCGCTATTCAACAAGCACGGGAGAGAAAACGTATACGACAAGAAAAGAAACTTCAAGAGAATAAAGATCGAGAACGATTGGAATCCCTTGAAAAAGATATATCTGAAATAAAGGAGGCATTGAATTTGTTACTTCAAAAAACCCATAAATAGAAGAAACGTTTTTTGAGTGTAGAGTTTAATGCCTTTTCGTCCTTTAAAAAATCTGTCCGCAGGAGAGTTGAAAGAACTTCAACTACCTGAAGAAGATTACCTCGCATATCAAGCAGGGGTAGGATTAAGTCTGATGGATTCGAGTGAGAGTTCTGCTCTTACTCGGATTGCTGGTAGTAACTCTATTGGATCATACACTAATACCACATTCTCTTCTGGTGAAGCGAATCCCATCACCGCTTCGGTCACAATTACACCAGTTATAGAATCAGATCCAACGACATCAACCCATACCATTGATTTGTCGAATGGTGGATTACCAGAAACTCTCTATGTCGATGATATCATTGAGATTCAAATTGGTGGTACTGCAACGTCCACTGGAAATGGTTTTGAGACGATCAACTACACTCTCACTACAAGTGGTACAGCCACATTTACTGCGACTTCCAGTGCAAACCCTACTCCAGTCACTCTGACTTCCACCGAGGTGGTTTGGCAGGACTTCGTTGATCCAACCTTATCAGGAACATTTAATGCAACGTTTCGTTTGACACTGATAGACGTTGGTAGTTTGAACCTCACATTCAACGTAAGTTCGGTTGATAATGAAAACCCAACTTCTGGTGCAAATGATGCGGTCGTCTTTAACACGATTGGCGTTCAGTTAACGCGTCCACCTAACACTATAGAAGAAGAGACGTTTCTTTATCAAAACACACCTGAAGAGAGTCCAATACAAGAGATAGGTGCCAATAAGAAAAATCCTGTATACTGGAGAAGAGAAGGTGGTGTTGGACTAAAAGAAATGTCCGATGCAGAGTTGGAAGTATTGTGTACGCGTCTGGTTTCGAAGATCATCGCAAATGAACTTCCTGGCGTCTTCCGTTTATCTGCGACTCAACCATCACCAGAATGGACAGAGTTTCTACCCAATGTTTTCCAAGACACACGTGGTTCGATCGTTGTAAACACATACAGTATTTGGGTACGTTCGAGTGGAACTGTTCCTACGCAGGTCAACCCTATCTCGGTGTTCCGTGAGAATGGTGTATTCGCAGGTCTTCGTGCGATGTCTGATGCGGATATGCGTTTCACCTTTGGGGAACGTATCAAGAAAGTTATCATGGACACTGGTGTTGGAACGTACCAGTTACGATCGTCGACTGAAGGCGCGCCTACGGACGCAGGGACATGGGTTCCGCGTGGTACTGCAACCGACACACGTCGAACGTTCTTTGATGACCCTGGCTATACAGGCCCCGCAGAATATGAAAACGAATATACTGGTAACTACACACCAGAATTCGTTGCGGACTATCAAGCAGAATATATTCAGGATTATGAAACCCCGTTTACTGGTGAATATCAGGGTGAGTTCGTATCGATCTACACAGGTAACTTCGAAGGTTCGTATACAGGCGACTATGCAACTGATTACATTGAAGAGTATGAAGGTGCATATGCGTCCGACTATCTTTTAAACATCTATACGGGTAACTATACTCGACAGTACACCGCAGATTACACTGGAGATTCGCAAGACGAGTTGTATGAGACTCCGTATATCGGAACTGAATTTACAGGTGACTACTCAGAAACCTACGTTGACGATGTATACACAAGTAACTACACCAGTGATTATGCAACTGACTACAGTGGCGAATATTTGGATGATTACACATCCACATACGATGGTGAAATTTATACTTCTGAATATGAAGACTTTTTCACTGGTGATTACACTGGTGACTATAGTTCGACCGATTTAGAAAATTTTGACGGTATCATATACACAGGCAACTACAATGAAACGTATACTGGCGACTATGAGACAGATTATGAAACTGCCTATGTTGCTGAATTTACAGGCGACTATATTGGTGATTACAATTCGGACTACATTGGTGAGTACGGTGGCGTTATTGAAGAACTTTACACCGGCGACTTCGAAGGTGTTATTGAAGAATTATATGTCGGTGAATACACTGGTGTTATTGAAGAACTTTATACTGGTGACTACGGCCGAGAAGATCCAGAATTGTACATTGGTGAATATGAGGGGGCTATAGAACAACCTTTCACTGGCGACTATGAAGGTATTTACGTAAATGAAGATCTTATTGAACTGTATACTCGCGAAGATCCAGAAAATTTCACTGGTGATTATGGTCGAGAAGATCCAGAATTATACACTGGGGATTATGGTCGAGAAGATCCAGAAGATTTTACTGGTGACTTTACGGGTGACTTTACGGGTGACTTTACGGGTGACTATAGTTCCTTGCAAGAAGAACTTTACATTGGTGAATATGAGGGGGCTATAGAACAACTTTATACTGGTGACTATGAAGGTACAGACCTTGAATTATATGAGGGAGATTATGAGGGTGCCGAAGAAGAACTTTACACTGGTGAATATACTGGTGTCATAGATGAACCTTACACTGGAAACTATACGGGTGAGGAACTTGAACCATACACTGGCGAATACGAAGGCGCATTAGAAGAACTTTACACTGGTGAATATACTGGTGTCATAGATGAACCTTACACTGGAAACTATACGGGTGATGCTAGCGAACTTTACACTGGTGAGTATGGTGGTGTTATCGAACAACCATATACTGGTGAATATACTGGTGTCATAGATGAACCTTACACTGGAAATTATACTGGTGACGCTAACGAACCATATACTGGTGAATACACTGGTGTTATTGAAGAATTATATGTAGGTGAATATACTGGTGTTATTGAAGAACTTTATACTGGTGACTATAATCGCGAAGACCCAGAAAATTTCACTGGTGATTATGGTCGAGAAGATCCAGAATTATACACGGGTGAGTATGAAGGAGTCATTGTTGAACCATACACTGGTGATTATGAAGGCGTTTCGGAAGAATTATATGTCGGTGAATACACTGGTGTTATTGAAGAACTTTATACGGGGGATTTTACCAGTGAAGAAGTGGTTTATTATATTGGTTCGTATACAGGAACTATATCGATAGATTACACTGGCCAGTATACAGGCGTCGTTGAAGAATTATATACTGGTAATTACATTGGTGATGATGTTGAATTATATACTGGCGAATTCATTAATGAGAACCAAGTTGAAAACTATACTGGAGAATACGTTAATGAAGATCTATCAGAAAACTACACTGGTGAATTCATTAACGAAACTCTCGTCGAAAACTACACTGGCGAATTCATTAATGAGAACCAGTCAGAGAATTACACTGGCGAATACATCAACGAACTGGTTAATGAATTATACACTGGCGACTTCACTAAAGTTATTCTAGAAAACTACACTGGTAATTTTGTTGATCAAAATACTGAAAACTACACTGGGGAATTCATTAACGAAACTCTCGTCGAAAACTACACTGGTGAATTCATTAATGAGAATCAAGCTGAAGATTACACTGGTGAATACATCAACGAGTTGGTTAATGAAAATTACACAGGTGATTTCACCAAGGTCATTTTAGAGAATTACACAGGTAATTTCGTTGATCAAAACACCGAGAATTATACTGGTGAGTTTATCAATGAGACCTTAGTTGAAAACTACACTGGTGAATTCATTAATGAAAATCAAGCTGAAGACTACACTGGTGAATACATCGATGAACTGGTTAATGAATTATACACAGGTGATTTCACCAAGGTCATTTTAGAGAATTATACAGGCAACTTCGTTGATCAAAACACAGAAAACTACACTGGCGAATTCATTAATGAGAATCAAGTTGAGAATTACACAGGTGAGTTTATCAATGAAAATCAAGCTGAAGACTACACTGGTGAATACATCGATGAACTGGTTAATGAAAATTACACAGGTGATTTCACCAAGGTCATTCTAGAAAACTACACTGGCAACTTTGTAGATCAAAACACAGAAAACTACACTGGTGAATTCATCAATGAGAACCTAGTTGAGAATTACACTGGCGAATTCATTAACGAAAATCAAGCTGAAGATTACACTGGCGAATACATCAACGAGTCGGTTAATGAAAATTATACAGGTGATTTCACTAAAGTCATTCTAGAAAACTACACTGGCAACTTTGTAGATCAAAACACAGAAAACTACACTGGCGAGTTTATTAATGAAAATTTGACAGAAAACTACACTGGCGAATTCATTAATGAAAATCAAGCTGAAGATTACACTGGCGAATACATCAACGAGTCGGTTAATGAAAATTATACGGGCGACTTCACTAAAGTTATTCTAGAAAACTACACTGGTAATTTTGTTGATCAAAACACCGAGAATTATACTGGGGAATTTATTAATGAGAACCTAGTTGAGAATTACACAGGTGAGTTTATCAATGAAAATCAAGTTGAAGACTACACTGGGGAATACATCAACGAGTCGGTTAATGAAAATTACACTGGCGACTTCACCAAAGTCATTTTAGAGAATTACACAGGTAATTTCGTTGATCAAAATACTGAAAACTATACAGGCGAATTCATTAATGAAAATTTGACAGAAAACTACACTGGCGAGTTTATTAATGAGAATCAAGCTGAAGATTACACTGGGGAATTTATTAATGAACTGGTTAATGAAAATTACACTGGCGACTTCACTAAAGTTATTCTAGAAAACTACACTGGTAATTTTGTTGATCAAAATACTGAAAACTACACTGGCGAATTCATCAATGAAACGCTCGTAGAGAATTATACTGGTGAGTTTATCAATGAGAATCAAGCTGAAGATTACACTGGTGAATACATCAACGAGTTGGTTAATGAAAATTATACGGGCGACTTCACCAAGGTCATTTTAGAGAATTATACAGGCAATTTCGTTGATCAGAACACCGAGAATTATACTGGCGAGTTTATCAACGAAAATTTGACAGAGAATTATACTGGTGAGTTTATTAATGAGAATCAAGCTGAAGATTACACTGGGGAATTTATTAATGAACTGGTTAATGAAAATTATACGGGCGACTTCACCAAGGTCATTCTAGAAAACTACACTGGTAATTTTGTTGATC